TTGAGAATATAGAAAGGAATACCAATGCTGAGTGAGGTAGACATTCGAGACTTCGACAAACAGCCAGTGACACCGCTGTTTTCAGTCAAGCCTAAGAGCTATGTACAAATGCCAAACACTGGCGTTGTCTTCTACTTCGATCACATCGATGGCATGTACAGCTACTGCCTAGATATGTTCGGAGATACTATTCATCTGGCTGCATGGACAGATGTGATACCTCTGGTTAAAAAGCCAGAGTAAACTGTAGGGGTATTGCACTGCCCCTAATTTTGTGATTATAATTTATCGTCAGTTGACACAACCCATCCACCTTCCAAAGGAAAACACTATGTCTAAGCATGTCATCTTCTCTCGCAATGCAAACAACTCTGCTCTCACAGCAGAACGCATTCAACAACTTGCACCTGCTGCTTTCAGCACAACCAAGTCTGACAAACTCACTGATCGTTATGTGTCATTGAACACAAGCGACATCATCCCTGTGATGCAAGACTATGGATATGCTCCAGTGCAAGCGGCACAGAAGCGTAGCCGTAGCCTCAACCCTGCTCACTCAGCCCACATGTTAGCCTTCGCTAAGACATGGGACATTGACTTTGGCACTGGCGACATTCGCCCTGAGATTATTTTGTACAACTCTCACGATGGCTCAGGCTCAGTGAAGTTGTTTGCAGGTTGCTTCCGCTTCATCTGCTCCAATGGCATTGTGGCAGGTGATGGCTTCCAGTCTCGCATCTATCACAGCAAGGCACTGAATGGCTTTGAAGAGATGCTTCGTAACACAGTGGCTACATTGCCCACCATGATGGAGCGTCTTGAGAAGTTGCGTGGTGTGCAACTCAACCCAGTGAAAGCTTTGTTGATGGCACAGCGTGGTGTAGCCACTCGTTGGGACATGCTTGATGAGGTTGATGAACCAACTAAGGGTGTGTATGCAACGATCCAAACCGCTGGTGATGTGTTAAAAGTTTCTCGTTATGAGGACATGCCAATGGATGCCTTCACTGTATTCAACCGCATTCAAGAAGGTGTTATCCGTGGCAACGCTTTCGTTAAGAGCCTGTCTGACAAGCACCCCAATGGTGTGACTCGTAAGGCTCGTCCTGTTAACAGCGTCAAGGAAAACATCCGCATCAACTCAGAGCTGTGGAACATTGCCGAAGACATTGCCTTCGCTTAAAGAGTTAACGGGGGGAATGTGGTGTCGGACTCGGGGGGTTCTCCGTGATGATCAGCCGTAGCCATTAGTACCCCCACCTATACAAAGGAACATGTATGTTACTAGACACAGTAAAAATAATAGGCATTAGCCAAGGCGAGAAAGTGATGAGACTATCTATCACTATGTGTCACTTGGATACAGTGCGTAAACTATGTGACCTGCTTAGGGAAGATGCGCATGAGATGGGCGTTGACTTAAGCTTTCACATCACATCAACAGTTGAGGACATGTAATTATTGTTCATTCACTTGACAGTTCATTCACTTATACATATAACTCCCCTCAAAGGAGAAACTTATGCAAGTGAAGACATGTCCAAGGTGTGCTATTGAGAAAGACCTTTCTTTATTCTATAAAGATAAACACAAAGCTTCAGGCTATACATCTTGGTGTAAGGCGTGCAGTAATGAGAGTAGTAAGAAAGGTTACGAAAGCAATGCAGAAGATAGACGCAATAAACGAAAAGAATATTACTATTCAAATCGTGAGCAAGAGATAGTCAACAGAGGGGAGCATCGTAAAAAGAATGTAGACATGCATAGAGGGCACAAGTACATGCAACTGTATGGCATAACGCTAGATCAGTATGAAGACATGCGCTGTGCTCAGAATTATAGATGTGCTATTTGTGGACTAGACGAGAAAGATAATAAAAACAAAAAGCTTTTTGTAGACCACTGCCACGAAACCAAAAAGGTTCGAGCGTTGTTATGCCACTGGTGTAACTCTGCGTTGGGATCTTTCAGAGATAACATAAACATATTAGAAAAAGCTACGGCTTATTTAAAGGAACACAATGCATCAGGATAAAGCAATCGGAATGTTTATGGGGCTGTATATTGGGGATGCACTCGGTGCTCCTAATGAATTCCTACGGCCTCATGAAATTGTAGAGCCAGTGACTGAAATGATCGGTGGTGGTGTACATAACATGGCAGTGGGAGAATACAGTGATGATGGTGCTATGAGTACCTGTATTGCCGATGCTTACATCACCAGTAAGTATTTTGATCCAGAAAAAATTGCTCTCAACTTTCAGATCTGGAGAAAGTCTGGGTTGTTTGGTACTCGCAATTATGTCTTTGACATTGGTCGTACTTGCAGTGAAGCCATTGATCGGATGGCTGTGACTCATCCCTATGCAGGTAGTTGTGACCACCGTGCCAGTGGCAATGGCTCCATCATGCGTATTGCTCCCATTGTGTTAGCCAACCATAACAATCTGTCTAATGCTGTGGCACAGAGCATTGCTGTGTCATTGATGACACACGGTAATGCAGACACTGTGCATTACATCTCAGGCTTTGTCACTGAGCTTATGTCAGGCAAGAAGGAAGACAGCTTCGACTACCTCAAACATTATCGTGATCCTTACAGTGGTGGCACTATCATGCATGCTTACAACACAGCATGGGAATGTGTGGAAGAAACCTCAAGCTTTGAGAAAGCTTTGGTAATGGCAGTGAACAAAGGCTATGACGCTGACACTGTAGGTGCTGTGACAGGCATGTTAGCAGGGCGTAAGTATGGACTCAAGGGTATTCCCACTCGTTGGCTTGACAAGCTGATGAAGAAGGATGAACTCATTGACATGGCAGAGAAGCTCTATGCACTGGGAGGTGACGATGGCAATCGAATGTAACAAGGATGGCACTGTAGCTGTAGACACTGAGTACTTCTGGGAAGACATCGAGAGTTGCCCTCGCAGTAGGAAGGTGCAACTACTAAGCAAGTATGGGGTGGCTGTGTATGGTGAATACTACGGACACAATGAAGATAATTTCTGGACACACTGGGCGGCATTGCCTAAGAAAAGGAAACAAGATGACAACTGAAACAGCATTCCCATCCAAGGCTCTTGGTGGATTAGGTTATACAACAGGCATGACCTTGCGTGACTACTTCGCAGCCAAGGTTATGGAAGCTATGCTTGGTTCAAACTGGACTCTCAAAGATGAAGAGATCCCTGCAAGGGCATACAAGATGGCTGACCTAATGATGAAGGCGAGGAAGCAATGAACAGAGAAGACATTATTCGCATGGCATATGAAGCAAACATTTGGATTGCTGATGGCTGGGAAAAACATGGGACAACTGTTGACGAGCTTATTCGTTTTGCCAAAGTGGTCGCTTCTGCCGAGCGTGAGGCTTGTATAAATGCTTGTGAATATGTAATCACCAATGATTGGGAAGGCGCTGTTGATTGTGCCAACGCCATCAGAGCAAGGGGACAAGCATGAACAACCTATTCTTCTCATTCCTCTTCAGCTACCTATCCACTGCCTTTGTTCAATGGCATTACAACCCATCAGTGTGGACTGAGCATGCTAGGTTTGTGTGTGTGGTGGTTATGTTTGTGTTGTTCTTTATTGTTACAAAGGTGGAGGACATGAATGAGTAAGCTACCTAGATATGTCACTGAGGTGAATGCTGCAGGAGGCTTCACCAAATACAGATACAACCCACCACAGGATGCAGTGGATGCAGGGGTGGTGGCTAGGCGTGTGCTTGGCACTGACAAAGGGCAAGCCTTTGACTTAGCTGCTGAACTGAATGCACAGCTAGACAACTGGCGTAAGGAACTTCGCTACCTCAAGGACATCTCTGAAGATACTAGGGTGCATGAGCTTATCAAAGCTTACAAGAACAACATCACCTTCACTAAGCTTAGTGTTAAGGCACAGCGTGACTACATGTATTACCTACAGGGGTGGAAGGATAGCAAAGCCAATGGTGTGGCACTGTATCAATGCAAACTTGGTAGCTTAGTAACACCCCATTGTCAGAAGATATATGAAGAACATGCTGAGCACAGTGTTAGCCTAGCTAACCACACCTTGGCTGTCTATCGTTTGTTATTCAACTTCGCTATTCGTCATGGCTACATCACTCACAATCCATTCAGCAAGGTGTTACGCAGGGCAGACAAACCTCGCAGAACTGTATGGACTAGGGAAGATGTTAGAGCCTTCATGAACACAGCTTACAGCACATTCAAGTGGCGTAATGTAGGGCTGATAGTGCAGATGGCATACGAATATGGACAGCGTATGGGTGACATGCGTAAGCTGAGATGGGATCAGGTGGATCTAGAGAAGGGTGTGTTGCACTTGGAACAAAGCAAGCGTAGGTCTAGGGTGACTATACCAACAAGCCAAGGCTTGCTAACTATGCTAAGACAACAGCATGCTGAGTTTGGTTGGCAGCAATACATTGCTCCATCGTCAGTGCCGGATAGGAAGGGAGGGCTATTGCCCTACAGCTTGTTCAATCTGTCTAGAGTGGCTAAGCAAATCATGACAGAGGCTGCTTTGCCTAGTGACCTAGTGTTACAAGACTTACGAAGGACAGCCATTACAGAGATGATTGAGGTGGGTGTACCCATCACCAACATCATGTCGGTGTCAGGTCATGCTACCCCGCAGAGCCTAACACCATACATCAAGAACACTTTGCGTAGTGCAACAGTGACACAGGAAATGCGAGGACTAACATGAAGGTTTATATTGGAGGCTACCCCAATTGGCTCGGGCCTTATCAGCTTGCTGAACTAACAACAAAGCTAGGGGTTAGTAAAGAGAGAGCAGACAAGTGGGGTGAGTGGCTGAGCAACACCAAGGTTGGTGACTTGTTGCAGTGGTGGCATGAGAAGAAGAAGCGCACTGTGTATGTAAAGCTTGATAGGTATGACACATGGTCTATGGATCACACACTATCACTCATCATCTTGCCTATGCTCAAGCAGCTTAAGGCAACACAGCATGGCGGTCCTAATGTGGATGATGAGGATGTGCCTGAGCATTTGCGTAGCACATCAGCACCACCGAAGGAGAACACATGGGACACTGACGAACACTTCTTCAAGCGGTGGGAATGGGTGATGGATGAAATGATCTGGGCATTCACTCAGATGGCTGATGACAAATCAACAGACAAGTTCTATGATCACTCAGAGGTGGATAGCAAGGCAGGTTTGGAAGAGCAGATCAATAAGATTAAGATTGACTATGCAGGTATTGAGGAGCATGAGGCTAGGATGAAGAAAGCTTTCATGTTGTTTGGTAAATATTACAGAGCATTGTGGGACTGATATGGAACTGAATCAAATGGAACAAGAGGCAATTGTTGTTGAACAATTGGAATGGTTAATTAATGACGAACTTAAGAAACAATATCAAGACTTAGACCATGAACTTCTTTGTGCTTTGTCTCGTGTGTTACAAGAATTCAAGGTGATCAAATGAGTGCTTGGCTTATTGCAATTGTTGGTGTGGTGTATGCGGTGGTGGCAGTGGATCTGCTGCTCAAGGGTAACACTGGGTTAGGCATTGCCTTTGTTGGCTATGCACTGGGTAATGTTGGGCTGTATATGGAGGCTGCAAAATGAAACTACATGAACTAGAAGACCTCATCATGGCTGCTTGGATAACTAAGGAGGACATCGACTCCATCCTGTGGGTGTTATTGGACAGAGAGAAGAAGCCTGATGAAGACGAGCTTGCCAATTTATTAATTGGACTTCACAGCCTTCACGATGCTAGAATGACCAAGCTATTCAATGGGTACGACACAGTACTCAAGACCAACAAAATAACTTACAAGGGCTATGGCATTTCTAAAAACACACCTACCTTGTGAGACATGTGGCAGCAGTGACGGTATGTCACTGAACGAAGACATGTCCACCAAATGTTTTGTATGTGACACATACATCCCATCAACTAACAACGAGAGACTTGAAGTGATTGATATTGATACAGACAGCAAGGACACAAGCTCTTTTCTGAAGGAATACAACGAAGGCTACAGTGTTTCTGTGGCTGACAGACGCATTAACAAAACCACAATGGAACGCTACGGTGTTGTCCGTAGCGAAGGCCATTACTACTTTCCCTATTACGACAGCAACTCCCAACTGGTAGCAGCTAAGCGTAGGGAAGTGAAGGACAAGAAGTTTACGACAGTAGGTGGATGGAGCAAAGGTACTCTGTTTGGGCAGAACCTATACCCATCCAATGGCAAGTACTTAACAATCACTGAAGGTGAGTTTGATGCACTGGCTGCATACCAATTGACAGGTAGTAAATATCCTGTGGTATCTATTCGCACAGGTGCAGGTAGTGCATTGAAGGATGCCAAAGCCAACTACGAATACATCAACAGCTTTGAAAACATTGTGCTGTGCTTTGATGGTGATGAGGCAGGACAGAAGGCAGCAAAGGAAGTTGCTGAATTGTTTGGCAGCAAGTGCAAGATATTTAAACCAGATCCTGCATACAAGGATGCATGTGAGTGGCTTGCTGATAACAAGGAAGCTGCCTTTGTGTCACGGTGGTGGGCTGCTGAACCCTTTGTCCCTGATGGTATTGTCTGTGGCTCTAGCCTATGGGAACTGGTGTCAACTCCAATGGAAGCAGCAGATTGTTTCTACCCTTGGAAGGGATTGAATGACATCACCTATGGCATTCGCACAGGTGAACTGGTTACATTCACAGCAGGTAGTGGACTAGGCAAGAGCCAAACCCTACGAGAAATTGTATGGCACTTGTTGCAGAATAGCAGTGACAACATTGGCTTGATGTTCTTGGAAGAGAGTGTGCGTAAGACTAGCCTGTCCATGATGAGCCTTGCTGCTGATGCACCCCTACACCTACCAACATCTGAGGTGTCTGATGCTGTACGCAAGGACGCATTCGAGAAGACACTAGGCACTGGGCGTTTGTTCTTCTTCGATCACTTCGGGTCTACTGCCATTGAGAACATTGTCAATCGTGTCAAGTATATGGCTAAGGGACTGGGCTGTAAGTATGTGTTCTTGGATCACTTGTCTATCATCGTCTCCAGTCAGGACAATGGTGATGAGCGTAAGGCCATTGATGAAATCATGACCAAGCTTCGCATGCTTGTGCAGGAAACCAACATTGCTTTAGTTATTGTTAGCCACCTCAAGCGTCCATCAGACAAGGGACATGAGGAAGGTGCAACCACTAGCCTAGCTCAGCTTCGAGGCAGTGCTGCCATTGCACAGCTTAGTGACATGGTGATATCTCTGGAGAGGAATGGACAGGCTGACGATCCTATTGAGCGTAACACCACCAAGGTGAGGGTCCTCAAAAATCGTTATTCGGGACAAACTGGTCCTGCTTGCAGCTTGCTTTATAACAAAGACACTGGCAGAATGTTTGAGATTGATGCACAGATGGAAGGAACAATGTTATGAATGATGAAAGACAACTAGGTTTATTTGCAGCAGAGATGTCAGCTAAGCATGCAGATAAAGTGTATGAAGACTGGACAAAAGATGCTTACAATTTCTTTGTTAGTTTTTCTAGTGAGAACGATAGACCATTTCTAACAGAGGAAGTTAGAGCCTATGCTGAGAGTAAAGGACTACCCTCACCACCAGATGGTAGAGCATGGGGTCACATTGCTAAGTCATGCGATAGAAATAAAGTTATTAAATCCATTGGTTACTCAGCAGCAAAGTCTTCTAATGGATCACCTAAAGTTTTATGGAGGAAGCGATGAGTGACGGAGGAAAGGGACATACTCAGCGTCCCAAATCAATAGCTGATGACGAATGGGCTACCAGATGGAATGCCATCTTTGGTAAAGACTCAGTAGAAGATTACAAACAGTCGGTAGATATTAACAATCTCCAACAAAATGATAAGGACAATGGCGATGATCTTCTTGGACATAGAAACAAATCTGAAACATGACACCATTTGGCTGTGTGTTACTAAGCACAACACCACTGGTGAGGTGAAGCACTGGCGAAATGCCGACAGTCTTCAAAGTTATTTAGATGGTGAGCAAGTGGTGGGCCACAACATCATCGGCTTTGATGCACCCATCCTTAAGAAGGTATGGGGTGTTGTCATTCCTGACAACAAGCTAGTGGATACCCTAGTAATGTCACGCCTGTATAAGCCAGACATTGACATTGTTATTCCTGAGCAGGGCAAAGCTCCTAGTCCACACAGCCTAGAGGCATGGGGCTATCGCTTAGGTAGTCACAAGATTGGCTTCACTGCCTTCGATGGTGGCTACACTGAGAGCATGGCTATCTATTGTGAGCAGGATGTGCTGCTGCTTGAGAAACTTTACAACCATCTAACCACAGTGATGGTGAAGGAAGGCTTCTCCACACAGAGCATTCAGCTTGAGCATGAGGTTGCCATCATCTGCCGTGGCATGGAGAACAACGGCTTCATGTTAGACATTGAGAAAGCTATGGTGTTGAATGCCACACTCAGTGGTCGCATGTCTGACATTGAGCAGAAGATGCAGGATGTATTTCCTCCCTTTGTTGAGCAACGCTTCTCTGAGAAGACAGGCAAGCAGTTGAAGGACAAGATCACCGTCTTCAATCCCGGAAGTAGGCAGCAAATTGCTGAGCGATTGGCAGGACTTGGTGTGGTGTTTAAGAAACACACAGAGAAAGGCAATGTCATTGTGGATGAAGCTGTCCTAGAAACAATTGATCTGCCTGAAGCTAAACTTGTTTCTGAATACTTAATGATACAGAAGCGTGTAGCACAGATCAGCAGTTGGCTAGAGCTTGTTAGTGATGATGGTAGGGTGCACGGTAGGGTAACTACTAATGGTGCTGTCACTGGCAGAGCTACACACAGTAGTCCTAACATGGCACAAGTTCCTGCAGTGGGTAGTCCCTTCGGTGCTGAATGCAGGGAGATGTGGACAGTGCCTAAGGGGTACAAGCAGGTGGGTGTGGACTTGTCAGGCATTGAGCTTCGTTGCTTAGGCCACTACCTGAATGACCAAGAGTGGATGACTGAACTTTTAAAAGGTGACATTCATTGGTTTAACACACAAAGCTTTGGCTTGGTTGAACGAGGCACAGTGAAGGATGATAACAATCCTGAACATAAGAAAGCCCGTAATACAGCGAAGACACTTGTGTACGCCACATTGTACGGAGCAGGTGCAGCCAAAGCAGGTAGTATCGTAGGTGGCAACAGCAGCAAAGGCAAGAAACTAATTGATAGTTTTATTAATAATACGCCCGGCCTTTCTTCTTTGAAGAAGAAGATATCTAGGCTGATGGCTAAGGGTCACTTACCTGCATTGGATGGCAGACGAGTGTGGGTTAGATCAGAGCATGCTGCATTGAATACTTTGCTGCAAAGTGCAGGTGCTATCATAGCTAAACAGTGGCTTGTTGAATCAACAAAGCTGTTGCAAAACAATCAGATAGATGCTAAACTGTTAGCGTTTGTTCATGACGAAACACAGTGGGAAGTGAGAGAAGATCAGGCAGAGGAAGCAGCTAGGCTCATTGAGCAAGCAGCAACTAAAGCAGGAGAAGCTTTAGCTTTCCGGTGTCCGGTGGATGCAGAGGGTAAGGTTGGGAACAATTGGCGTGAGTGTCACTAAGGAGAACACTATGGATATTCAACAAGAGGTGAAACGAACTAGCGTTTCTATTACAGACATTGAGAATAAAATTAAACAGGTAATTTATACTGTGTTACCTGATACAACAACAACTATTTGTCAATTGTTTATGGAACATGGGTATGTAATTATTGGCACAAGTGCTTGTGTTGATAAGACAAAATATAACAAAGCACTTGGTGAAAAGTATTCTTATGAAAATGCTATTAATCAAGCATGGCCTCTTGAAGGCTACTTGTTAGCGCATCAACTTTACGAGGAAACAAAATGATTGAAAGAAACTTATTGAATGAAGCCCAACAAATTCGCCCAGATGTTGCTCTTAAAGGCGTAATTACAGGGGCAGATCCTTGGGTTAATCGCTCAAGTGGTATGAGATGCAAGACTTGTATTTGGTTTGTTGCTAAAACAACCCAACGGCTCGGAGACACTAGTGAGATTGGTCGTTGCCGTAGGCATGCTCCTACAATGGGTGGTTATCCAGTGGTATATATGACCGACTGGTGTGGTGATCATCGGTTAGACGAAAACAAAGTTTAACCATGACGGTTGTGGGTCTGCCGTTCAGACCGTTTTCATATTGGAGAATATTATGAGTGAAGAAAAGAAAGCCATTAAGATTAAGGCTGATGTGTACTGGTGTCAGCACAACAAGGTGAATGACATGTCTGGCAAGTTCCAGCTTAACCTGTGCAACTTGTCTGATGCTGCTGTTGGAGCATTGGAAGACATGGGCATCAGTGTTCAAACTGGTGAAGAGAAGAAGGCTGACATGGGCCGTTACATCACATGCAAATCGGAGAAGCCAATCCGTGTCTACGATACAGACAATGATGAAATCACTGAAGCAATTGGTAATGGCAGCAAAGCCAAAGCCTTGGTGTCTTCTTATTCTTGGACATACAAGAACAAGAAAGGTGTTAGCCCTTCATTGAAGAAGCTGGTCATCACTGACTTGGTCGAATACTCTGCAACCAGTGGCATCAATGCAGACGATGAGGATGTTCTGTAAATGAAAGCCTTGTTCGATGCGGATATTTTCTGTTACAGATCTGCATCGGCATGTGAGGACGAAGACGAAGCAACGGCACAGCGAACACTGGATCGTCTAATCGTTGATGTCCTCATGTGTGGTGTTGATAACATCTATCCTGATTGCTTTGTAGATGAGTGGCACATGTTCTTAACAGGTAAGAACAACTTCAGATATCAGATAGCAACCACTGTTCCCTACAAAGGGAATAGAGTGGATAAGCCTAAGCCAAAGCATCTAGCTTTTCTTAGAAACCATTTGGTAAAAGAATGGGGAGCCACTATCTCTGATGGTCAGGAAGCAGATGATGCCATTGCTATTGAAGCTACAAGACTAGGTGACCAATGTGTCATCGTGTCGTTAGACAAAGACTTAGATCAAATTGTTGGTTGGCATTACAACTTTGTAAAACATCTGGGCTACTACATTAAACCAGAGGAAGCTTTGGTTAAGTTGTATACACAGATGTTGACAGGTGATGCTGCCGATAACATCAAAGGATTGTTCCGTGTTGGTCCAGTGAAAGCAGCCAAAATAATTGGGGACACAACAGATGAACTTGAGCTATACAACAAAGTGTTGGAAGCTTACGAGGGTAATGCTGAGCGTGTGTTAGAAAATGCTCGGCTTCTTTTTTTACGCAGATACGAAGGACAGATATGGAATCCTCCACAAGCTTAAAACCCAATGACATTGCACTAATCCTTCGCCCTACTATTGAAGACGGTGAATACACCAAGAGCTTTCAAGTGTTAGTCAGTGGCTTTGGTCCTCTCACTATCAGCCGTGAGGATGCAGACAATCTTATTGGTATGGCTATGATATTAGCAGCAACCGTTCAATACATGCAGGAAGACGATAAGCTTGCTGATAAGCTTGTTGAATATTGCGGTAAGGTGTTTGCTGATGTTGGTGACTTTGCCTACAACCCAGACCATGATAGCTTCGGTGATGGCATCTTCACTGTGGATACAAAGACAGTAGGAGGTATGCAATGAATGTAGATGACACACTGGCACAGCGTGGTACTCGCTATGGTAACTACAGAGAGGATGTCTCTAGGGTTTCACAAGCCCTGAAAGACACACTCAGATCTGGTGCTGAATGGAATGCGATGGATGATGATATGAAGGAAAGCCTTGATCTCATCTGTAACAAAATCTCTCGCATTGTTAATGGTGATCCTTGGTATCATGACTCATGGCATGATGTTATTGGGTATGCTCGACTGGTAGAAGAAAGATTGGAACGACTATGATTGCTGTTGATATTAACCTTCGTGTTTTCTTCAAGCCTGAAGACCT